TGAAATCTGGTGGTTATATCCGCATGATTCCGATGAGTGTGATCGTTATGTCATATATAATTACATAGAAAACACTTGGTCGATTGGTACGTTTGACCGCACTGCGATGATTGATCGTGGTGTATTTGACGTGCCGCAGATGGTGGATTCAAGTGGGATAATCTATGCGCACGAAGATTCAGCTAATGCAAACGGTTCGGCATTCGAAGCGCATATCGAAACAGCGCCTATGGATCTAGAAGATGGTGAGCGTGTCATGGAATTGCGTAGGATAATACCTGACTTGATCTTATCGTCAGGTGGTTCTGTAGATTTTACCGTAAAGCATAGACGCTATCCTGTTGCGACAGAAACAACAGAGACATCACAGCAGGTCACAGAAACAACGAGCAAGTTAGACTATCGGGTGCAGGCGCGGCAGATGTCACTGCGTATAAGCTGTAACGGTGTCAACGATGATTTCAGGCTAGGAGACATTCGCATGGATGTTACACCGGGTGGTTACAGATGAGTAGATTTCCTGAGTTTATAAATGATATGAACAACTGGGCACGGCAGTTCAGTGAAGTCGCACAGAATGATAGTGATGAACAGTCTAGACGCATCAGAATCCTTGATGGAAAGACAACAAAAGCGTATACTTCGAACGAACGCGACAACCTTATAAATCCAAATGTCGGCGCAATAATTTACAATAAATCGCTTGGGGTATTCCAAGGTTACGACGGTGACGGTTGGTTTGATTTTTATCAGAAACCACAGGCGAGTTTTACATTGCAACGCACGTTGGGTGGTAGGTCGTTATAATGCAGGGAATCACAAGTCTAGAAGGTCACGACAAAGCAAACAACAGGATGCGTAATAGTTTACGCATGGTTGTCCCACAGCTTTCCGACGAACAAAAAGACAAAATTATGCAGGACATAATGCAGACGGTTAGTCCTCAACCAGAACCTGCAATGCCTGACAATGTAAATATTGGTGGTCAACAGTTTGACATGGGCGAGCTACAGCAGATGCCAATGCAGGCGGCTGAAGGTTTAGCGGATATGGGACAGGGTGGTGACACCGAACTCGCACACATGGATCCAGAAACCATAGCAATGGCACAGGCAATGGGCATTCTACCCGAAGCGAAACAGAATGTGATGACAGGTCTTCCTGCTTTCCAAGGAGATAATCCGGGGGAAGAAAATGATCCAAACGCACCTGATCCACAAGATGCCGCTGATACTAGTGGAGTCGGTGGCCCTGGTGATGGCCCCGCCGATGCTGATCTTGGCGCAACGCCGCAAGAGGTGGCTACCATGAATGCGATGGCAAGCATAGCTGCGACTGAAGCACCGTTGGATTACTCGGCTGCTTATGACAAGGCTACGAAAGGTTTGAGTAATGCAGAAATAGCTCAAGCTAGAGAGTATGGGGTGTTTAATTCTTTAGCCGCGATGCAGTCGGTAGGTAAAGCAAAAGATAAAGCAAGTGCAATAGATGACATAGCAGAAGCAAGACATGCTAACAATCCCACCAATGCACAGATGGGCTTAAACGAACTAACTGAACGTGGGTTTCAAACCGCTAACCCCGGAATATCACAGGCTGTAGGTATCGCTGGAACACTGATGGGCTTGGCTGTTCCCGGCGTTGGGCTAGCAACGACGTTAGGCAATGTAGCAAACACCATAGCGGGACAACCTACCCTCATGGATTTAGCGGTCGGCAACCCTACGATGACAAGCACAGCTGTAAGTGGCATTAAAGACAGTGTGTCAGGTTTTGGTAAGTCAATAACAGATGCACTTTCGGGGATAGGTAGTCTGGTTGGGGGCACACCCGATGACTCAAGGGATGAACCAAGCGACAATGAAGAACCACTCATAGAGACGGTAGAGGAGGACTTGGATGACGCTGTACCACCTGTTGCTGGTGTAAATGCGGAGCAGGAAAAACTCATAGCAGAAGGTTATGATCCATCGACAGCTGAGTTAATTGTAGAGAACTTCCGTAGTGTCGATGCGTTTAAACAATCTTACAGGTCGAGGTTTAATGCTGAACCATCAGCATCTGAAATGACTGATCCAAGCAAACAGTCGTTTATAAACATACGTCGCGGTCAAATTCAGGGAATGACATAATGCACAATGGTATCATGGGTGTCGCGCAACAAATGCAAAGACTTGGCAGGGATGGCGATACGATATTAGCGCACATCAATCCCCGCGAGATGCAGGCGCTAATGAATATGGGTGGTCGTGGTTCGATAAACCCATCTACGGGTTTGCCGGAGTTTGCCCCGATAGATCCGCTTTACTATTTATCGGTCAACCCGCAGGTAATGCGACAGGCACAAATTGCTACAAGGGCGGCAGGCATACAGCCGAATACCCCAGAGTTTACGGCTAACATGAATAGATTAGCGCAGGATCACTACGATGCGTTTGGCGAAGCTGAAGGTAGAGCGCCTGATGCAAGTCTAGCTCCCGGTCCATCAACTGATTTTGATGCCGAGTTTTATGCGGAGAGAAACCCAGACGTGGTTGCGGCATATGGCAATGATCCCATGGCACTCAAACGCCACTATCTGCAGTTTGGCGTTGCGGATACCGTGTTTAGCGGAGATGACACACAGGGTAGGTTAGGTAATCTCAATCAAGTTGTGGCACCGCCTGAAGAAACATTTGACGGTGCTTTCTATGCGGCAAGTAATCCTGATGTTGTTGGTGTTTATGGTTCTGCACCAGATCGGTTATACAGACACTTCCTCGATTATGGGCAAGCAGAAGGCAGGCTAGGTAAAGCATCTTCGGGTGACAGCGGTGACGGTGGTGGTGACGGTGGCGGTGGCGGTGACAGCGGTGGGGCAGGATCGACTACTATGAGTCTCGTAATGCCGCCTGCTGTACCAGATGGAAGAGCATTTAGTCCAAGGGTTGATGGCGACACATATCAGCCAGTTGACTATAGCGGGTTAGATGTAACCCCAGAAGACACAATTGATCTGTTAGCGGAGCAAGGTGTCGGTGTTCGTTATTATATCATGGTCCTTAACCAAGATGGTCAGATGGTAAAGGAATATGTCCCAGCCAATACGCCGGGGGCAATACGGGAAGTGACAGGAGTTTATGGATCAACAGGCAGAGGTACTGGAATGCATGATTTTTATCCGAACGAGTTAGGCTTTATACCAGAAGAACTGGATGTTTCTGGTATATTGGGATTAGATCCTGAGTAATGAACAATTAACGACAACAGCAACAACGAAAGATGACATAGTACCACTAGCGCATTTCCTGATAGAGCAGTTTCACAAGGAGTATCGGGAACACTATCCTGCAGTAGATGTTGAGAAGGTTATACGCTATATTGCAGACCATATAATAAACGGCAGAGGCTATGTCGTCAGACTGAATAATGATATAATCGGGGCAGCTTTAGTCAAGGAAGCTGACTACTGGTTCTCGAAGGAAACCTTCCTAAACGAAGGTGTGTTTTATGTCAGTGCGAAGGCACGACGTACATCAGCGGCAAAGCTGCTACTAAACGAGCTTAAAGCATACGCTCGCGAACTTAATCTCCCACTGATGATCGGTGTCACAACGGGGGATAGGTTAAAAGCTAAAGATAAATTTTTCGAAATGAATAGCTTTAAGCGAGTAGGTGGTATGTATGTGTTGCGGATCTAACACTCAAACAACAGTTCAGACTCCAAATGTTCCTGACTGGCTGGAAGACTATTATCAGTACCAGACAGCCGCGCAGAAAGAACTCTATGATACGGCACGGGATATCTATCGAGAGCGTCAAGATTTTCCTCTGTACAGCGAGCCTAGGATACAGGATTTCACCACTGACCAGATGGGTTCTTTCAACCTAATTCGAGACAACATTGGCGTTGCAGATTCAAGCCTTGAGGCGGCGGTTGCAAGAAACACTGCAGGCGGTAGAACATTCGCTGATCTCGGCGGTACAAACTACGCCGCCGACGCAAGCATAGGAACAGACGCGCTGACTACGGCGGGTCTTGCACCTTATCAGTCGATGTACAGGGAAGGTGTGATTGACGACACCATTGATGACATGCGTCAGGAATATGAACGACAGGGTCTAGAGCGACAAGGAGCCGCGCAGAGGGCAGGAGCCTTTGGTGGTAGTCGTCACGGTCTTATGGATGCGATGGCTCAAGAGGACTACTTAGATTCGGTTGGTCAAGTGACGGGTCAGCTACGTGATCAAGGCTTCAACACGGCGATGGGTGCATTTCAACGGGATCAGGATCTAGGTCTCAGAGGAGCTACTGCGCAGGAGGAAGCAAATCGTGCTGCAGGCGCTCTCAACAGGGCAACCTTCCAGACAGATCAGGAACGTCTGTTGCGTTCAGGTGCGCTGGCAGGTGACTTGGCAGGACTACAACAGCAGTCGCTCTTCGCAGACGCTACCGCACTGCAAGGACAGGGGGCACAACAGCAGGCATTCGGTCAGCTGGGTCTCGACCTCGCTCGTCAAGATGAACTCACCCAACAACAATATCCATATGGACAGCTGGGATTTCTGCAGTCAGCGATAACGGCGACACCGTTTAACCCTGCAATATTCACGGGGCAGACAACGACGGCACCGGGACCATCGACGCTGGGACAAATAGCTGGCCTCGGTATTGCTGGCCTTGGCGCTTTGAGCGGGGGTCCGGGCCTAGCGTCAAATAGTTCTAGCTTATTTGGCGGCATATCAAATTTATTCTAGTGGGCAGGTAGGTATTTAATGGCAAGAGCAAGAGGTATAGCAGACATATATTTCAATCCGGGTCGTGGCGGCACGCCCTATCGGACTGGCTTCGTTGACAGACCGCAACAGATTATGTCGG